TTATGGCAGTCAACCAGCACGACATCGACCCGGTGCACGACGCAAAGATTGCCAAGTTGGTTGCCGACCTCGGCAGCGTCAATCAAGCGGCGTTGGCATCGGGCCTAGCGCGCAGCACGGTTCAAGAAACCCTGCGGCGGCATAAGAAGCGTGAGGCGGAAGCCGAACGCGCCTACGCGCCCAAAGCCGAAGAACTGCCCCCGTTTGATCTACCGTTCAGAGAGCGCCTTCTCACGATGAAGCGGCGCAATGCGCTGCGTATCGCCCACGCGCGGGCGCAATCTTGGCAGACCGTGCGGATACCGATCAAAGGCCCATACGCCATCTGCTGGTTCGGTGACCCGCACTTGGATGATCCGTTCTGCGATCTGGTCGGCTTCGAGCGTGACGCCACGATCTGCGCCGAAACCGAAGGGATGTACGGTGCCAACGGCGGCGACTCGATCAACAACTGGGTGGGCAAACTCGAGCGCCTGTACGGCGAACAATCCGCCACGGTGTCAGAAGGCTGGGAACTGGTCGAGTGGGCGATCAAGGATTTGGGCGTCAATTGGTTGCTGTGGATCTTGGGCAACCACGACACATGGAACCACGGCAAACGCATCTTCGAAGGCATGAACACCGAACGCATCTTGATGCGCGATTGGGACGCCAAGCTGCAACTGGCATCACCGTGCGGCGGTATCGCCCGCGTCTGGGCGCGGCACGACTTCAAGGGCCACTCGATGTACAATGAACTGCACGGCCTGAAGCGGGCAGCGATGATCGACGAACACGCCGACATCTACGCCGCGTTCCACCGGCACACGTTCGGCACCGGCCAAGGCGAGTTTGCCGGCGGTCGGCGCTACACGCTGGTGCGCGCCAAGGGCTACAAGGAAAGCGACGACTACGCGCTCAAGGGCCAGTTTCCAGAACAGCGCGCCGGACAGTCAGTGGTCACGGTCATTACGCCGCACGACGGCGCAGCGCCGGCGATCAGCGTGTTCGAGGACGTGCAGGAAGGCGCGGACTTTTTGACCTACAAGCGCGGAAAGGCTGGGCTATGATCGACCTTCTGTGGTATTATGTCTTCAGGTACGGAAAACCCATGGGCGTTACACAATGAGCATCACCCTCGGCCCCCGGTCTATCGCGCGCCTCGCGGACGTGCATCCCGATCTGGTGCGCGTTGTCCGACGCGCTGCCTCCATGTCCAGTCTGGACTTCACCGTGCTGGAGGGGCTGCGGACGCTGCCCCGGCAGAAGCAGTTGCTGGCCCAAGGCGCGACGCGCACGCTCAACTCCCGGCACCTGACCGGCCACGCCGTCGATCTGGCGCCAATGATCGGCGGCACCGTGTCGTGGGACTGGCCGCTGTATTACCGGCTGGCCGAGGTCGTGAAGGCCGCTGCGGAGCATGAAGATGTCCCCATCACCTGGGGCGGTGATTGGGAAAATTTCAAAGACGGCCCACATTGGGAACTGCCGTGGAAGCAATACCTCAAAGGAGAGTGACATGAAGATGGTTTTGTGGATTGTTAGCCGGCTGAAAGAGCCAAGCACCTACGCCGGCGTCGCCAGCCTTGCGCTGGCGCTGGGCCTGACCGACGTGCAGTGGGAAGCCATCTCGGCAGCGATTGCCGGTCTGGCCGGGCTTGCCGCCATGTTCCTGATGGAAAAGCCCGAAGCGTGATCAAACTCCTGACGCTCTTGCTGTCGCTGCTTGACCGGGTGTTTACCGAATGGGGAAACGCCAAGCTGCGGACGCAAGGGCGTCAGGAAGCCCAGGAGCAACTTGATGCAAATGTTGCCAAGGCTGAAGCCGCTATGGATGTTGACGACCCTGCTCGTCTTGACCGGCTGCGTGACAGGTTCGACCGCGCTCGTCGGTGACTACTGCCGCATTGCCAAGCCGATCAGCTACGACAGCAAGACCGACACCGCCGAGACGGTGAAGGAGATAGAGGCGCACAACAGCAAATGGGCGTGTGTGTGCGATGGGGATTGCCCGCGTTAGCCCTGTTTTTTTCCATATACCGGCTCGCCGGGGAACGTGTCTGGACATGCGGCAATCGCCTCACGACCTGCGTGTGTTACTTGCCACGCATTGCCCGAAGAACCCGTGCGAAATGGCATATTCTTTTCTTCAGTTCCCCATTGGGCGCGCTCAACCCACCCTGCCTTTTCAAGGCCATATAGCGTTGCGCCTGTAGCCGAAACTAACTTGCCATTGCGATGCGGAATCTTCAGCTCACTTGCTAAAAATGGACGGCGCAGCAACAATTGGTTTTTCTTGAACGACTGCAAGCAATTCCAACGTATGAGCGTCAAGTGTGGTGCGTCACGCATTTTTCTACTCCCCGATAAATGCCAGCAGCCGCTTCACGGCCTTGATGTCCTCTGCGTAGGTCTCCGCATCGTCCGGGTGGACGTAAGGCTGTGTGGAGATCTGTTCCAAAATAGACAGCGTCTCCTCAAGCCACGCGCGGGCGATACCGTCCAGCGTCTCTGCTCCGATTTCAATCATCATTGGTTTTCTCCTGTGTGAATCAGACTGTTCCGCCAGCACTGCAAATACCAGATAGCCTTGCCGATCTCCAACACCGTGGCGTCCTTATGCCCGGCGCGGCTCAGATACTTCAGCGCGTTCCCGCGGCAGTAGCCGGCGAACTCCTCTGGCGACAGCTTGGCCTGGAGGTAGTCAATCGTCTCGATACCGCCGACCTTGTAGTGGTCGGGATTGACCGCGTCCGTCATTCACCCAGCCTCGCCATCAGTTCGGCGCGCTCTCGCGCTGTACGCAGCATGGTATACCGCTGGTGCAGGCGCCGCACGATCCCGACGCGGCGGCGCGCTGCCATCTCGTCGTCCAGCAGGCGCTTGACCTCGTCTTCCGTCATGGATGTAAGCGAAGCGGCCAGCGACCGCCAATCAACCTTGTTCATTCTTCAATTCCTCCATTGCGGTATCTGACACAGCACGTTTTTCGTGAAGGGCCGCCCAGATGCGTTCGTCAATCGTTTTTTCGGTCAGCAGGACATAGACCCACACCGCATGGCGCTGGCCGCCGCGGTGCAGCCGTCCGACCGTCTGCTCGTACAGTTCCAGCGACCACGGCAGCGACACGAACACCATGTGGCAACCGCCGTGCTGGAGGTTCAGACCGTGGCCGGCGGACTTGGGATGGATCAGCAGCAGTTCAACCTTGCCCTCGTTCCACCGCTCGATCACGTCCTTGTCCTCAATGGTCTGGGCGTGCGGGAACCGCCGGCGCAGTTCGGCCAGTTCCTCCTGGTAGTTGTACACCACTATGGTGTTGGCCCGCTGGTTCTCCGCCAGCAGTTCCTCCAGCCGGTCGAACTTGTGGCTGCTGAACCAGATCGAGGCATCGCCTGCCTCGCGGTTGTAGACGAACCCGGACGCCATCTGTTGCAGCTTGGTCGTCACCGACGCGGCGTTCTGGGCGATCACGCGGTCGTCGCCGAACTTTACCACATAGTCGCGTTTCATCTTCTCATATGGCCCGCGGTCTGCAAGGCTGACCCGCGTCTCGACGACGTGGCACGGCGGCAGTTTGTCCTTATAATCGCCCGGATCGAGGACAAACGTCGCCGGCTTGATCCGCGCCATCACCTGCTCCAGCGCGCCGGGCGCCGGCGTCCACTGGCCGAAGTCGCGGTTGATGCAGATAAAATACTGCTGCATGAACGCGCCCTTGGATCGCCCCAGCAGCGGCTGGTCAATGACCTTGCACTGGCCAAACACGTCCTCAAGCCCGTTTGACGTGAACGACCCGGTCAGACCCCAGCGCACCCTGATCGGCTCCAGCAGTTTCTCCAGCGCCTTGAAACGCTTGCCGCTGGGGTTCTTCAGCCGCGTCAGTTCGTCAAACACGATGCCGTCAAAGCCGGCCAAGCTGGTCAGTTTGTCGAGGTTGTCGTAGTTGATGACGACCACCGGTGCGGCGCTGGCCAACGCAGCGTTGCGCTGCGCCGGGGTGCCGACCGCCAGCGCGGGAGTGATGCCAGACCACTTCGGCGCTTCGACCGGCCACACGTCCGTGCAGACGCGCTTAGGGGCCACGACCAGCCACCGCTTGACCAAGCCGTCATCCAGCATCGCCTGCATGGCTGTCAGCGTGATTGCGGTCTTGCCGGCGCCAACTGGCGCAAGGATCATCGCCCGGTCGCGCTCGTACAGGAAGTCGGCGGCGTCGTCTTGGTAGGGGCGCAGTCTCAGGCCCATTGGTCTGCCATCGCTTCCGCGATCCCCACATATGTTTCGCTGCGAATTTTCCAGCGGTCATCGCTGGGCGGCAGGCGGTTCTGGCCGCTGTCGGTCTGGTTCGCCCACCGCTTCTTGCCGTTGGCAATCCGCGGCTCGACAACCGCAGTCGGCGTCAGCAACGGCAGATTCTTCAACCACAGACACGTCGCCTTGCTGGCGTCGTGACCAAACTGCCACGGTTGGATCGTCTGGCTGGCTTTGCGGATGCGTGTGCCAATGCAGCCTATGGGGTTCTCCAGCGCGATGCGCGGGATCGGCGCATCCAGCAGCAGCCGCACGAAGTCCAGCGCGTCCTCGGTCATCTGCGCCCGCCCCGGCACGCGTTTGTTCCAGTGCAAACCACTGGAGCAAAGGTAAGTGCATGGCGGGTGGGCGATCATCAAATCCCAGCCGTCGCCCAGTATGTCGCACACGTCGCCTTGGTAATGCGGCCCTAGTGCGTCGGTCGGCAACAGATCGCACGACATGGCGTCATGCCCGCGGGCGAGGAAAGCGTTGCGTACCGTGCCGCTGTATTCGCAGGCGACAAGAACCTTCATTTTATTCGCTCCGCCCACGAATCCACACCTTCCTTCGACCACAGCACGGCGTAGTGCTGACCTGTTGCTGCCATCTGTTCGGCGAATATCTCTTGCAGTGGCGACAGCCGCCCGCCGGGCTTCTTCAGTTCCACGAACCATGTCTGGCCGCCCGGCAGGCAGGCGATGCGGTCAGCCACGCCCCGCTGCGTCACGCTGCGGAACTTGTAGCTATACCCGCCCAGCGCCTTCACGCGCTTGACGAAATATGCTTCGATCTCTTTCTCAGTCATCTTCGGAATGTTTTGTTTCGATATGCGCCACACTAAGAAAGAGCGGGCCGTCCTCGTCGCCGCCCTTTGCGTAGACCCACAGAAGGTCGCCGTCGTCGCGTGTCCACACTTGAAACCCCAAAGCACTAATGGCGTTTGATATAGCTTGCAGAGCCATAGTCTTTCCGTGGCCTTGCTCACCGGCGATAATGATTTTCAGTTTGTTAAGGGGTTTGTTCACAACGATCTCCTTTTGTGTGAGGATGCTACCTTATGGGGTCAAACATTCTGTTGCAAGGGCCAAGCAAAAAGAAACCCCCGGCGCAGTGAGGAACGCCGGGGGTTTCACGATCAACTGCGCTGGTTTGGGGTGCGCCGTTGATCGATCCCTATCACTTTACGGTCGTCGGTTTCAACCGTTTCGGTCATCCGGCGAAGGTCGGATTTGGAGTGAACCCTGGC